ACCCCCCTTGATCTTTTTGCCCCCAAAAACGGCTCTATCAGCCACTATCAGGAAGCATCTGAGTAAATATGACTAACAACCATCAAAACGGCTTAGATAACCCTACACAGGCTTACCTAGGGGCGACAGAACCGCGTATTCGCTCCAAAGCGGTCGATTTACCCTCTCGGGGACAGGAAATGATCGACTTTTGCGAGTCTTTGAAGGATCCAGTTACCGGAAACAACTTCAAACTGCTTCCCTGGCAGAAATATTTAGCGATGGAAATGCACCGCGTCAAGCCTGATGGACGTTGGTATCATAACGAAATTGGGGTGATTATTGCTCGTCAAAATGGCAAATCTACCTTTATGCAGCTGCGGATTTTGGCTGGGATGTTTCTATGGGGCGAGCGTTTGCAAGTTCACACAGCTCATAAACTGACAACCTCATCTGAAATCTTTTGGAAGATCGATGAAATCATTCAAGCCAATGAACAACTTGTGACGCGATTCGTTAAGAAGTACGAAACTAAAGGATCTCAGGAAATCAAACTTAATGACGGCACTCGATATTTGGTAAGAGCCAATAACTCGGCTGCTCGCGGTATTGCAGCGCCGGATGTAATCCATCTCGATGAAGTACGTGAATATAAAGACGATGAAGTTTGGGCATCTTTGCGTTTTACTCAAATGGCAAGCAAAAATCCAATGGCAATTATGTATAGCAACGCAGGAGACCAACATTCCGTAATTCTCAACCGTATGCGTGAGCGCGGGCTTGCAGCAGCTGCTGGATCTGATGATCCGATCGGTTGGTTTGAATGGTCGGCTGAACCTGGTTGTCCGATCGATGATATGACCGGATGGCAACAAGCAAACCCTAGCCTTGGATATACGATCCACTTGGATAATCTCAAATCTGCAATGTCAGATGATGAGTCTATTATTCGCACCGAACTTTTATGCCAATGGGTGAGTCAGATCAACCCAGCCATCAATCCGTCAAGTTGGACAGAGTGCGCTTATGAGGGTACGCTCACTTTGGATCGGGAGCAACCAACTTGGATGGCGGTCGATCTTTCACCGGACAGGAAGGCAGCCGCGTTAATGGCAGCGCAACGACTTGATGGGGACAAGTTTTGCGTTGTGTTGCTGGAGACTTATACGAATCCAGTAAACATTGACGATAAGGATCTAGCAAACAGTATCGCTGTGTGGGCGCGTAAATACTCAGTCGAAACTGTTGCTTATTCTCGTCAAACCGCTGGCGCGGTTGCTTCCCGTTTAGCACCGGCAGGAATTCCTACTACTCCGATCGATGGTGCTATATATGGGCAAGCCTGTGATGAAATGTTGTCGGCAATTACCTCCCAGCGACTTGTTCATGGCAATCAAACCGAGTTAAATAAGCAAGCCTTGTCAGCAGTTAAATTGCCTTTCAAAGATGGCGGTTGGTATTTAGGTCGCAAGGCTTCAGCTGCGACAATCTGTGCAACCGTCGGAATGGCGATGGTGTCTCACTTTGCGACACGACCTGACTCAGAAGTTGATATCGTGTTGGGTTGATTATGCTATAATTTTGTGCTAATGGCACTCAGAGATTTGTTCGCGAAGGCTCCTGAACCGGTTGGATTTACGGTAGACGCAGCTGCGACTCCAGCACCTTTTAACTCGACTTACAATAACTTCTTTTATCCGTTGTCAAGTGCCACACGCGAGCAAGCGATGGCAATTCCAACAATCGCAAGAGCGCGTAACATTTTATGCAGCCTTGCAACATTGCCACTTGAGCAATACGTCAAAAGTACCGGCGCACACATCGAACCCAATCGAGTAATTAACCAACCTGATTCGCGTGTTCCCGGTTCTGCTATTTATGCTTTTATTGCTGAAGATTTACTTTTCTTTGGCGTGGCTTATGGACAAGTAATGTCAATGTATGCAGATGGACGAATCCAGGAATGGACTCGCGTTGCACCTGGTCGTGTTACTTATAGGACAAACGCAAATCAAACTGAAATTGTTGGATATACGGTTGATGGAATAGACGTCCCACCAATGGGCGTTGGATCTCTTGTTGTGTTTAATGGTTTAGATGAAGGATTTTTATCTCGCGCAGGTCGCACAATTAGAGCTGCGATCGCTTTAGAAAACGCATCAGAGGCTTTTGCAAAAGAGCCAGTACCGATGATGGTTTTGAAATCGAATGGCACAAATCTTACTAGCGAGCGTATTGGCAAATTGCTTGAAGCCTGGCGCGTTGCCCGCATAACTCGATCAACAGCATTTCTAAATGCCGACGTTGAATTGCAGGCAATGGGAATTGATCCAAACAAATTGCAACTAAATGAGGCGCGTCAATATGTAGCGCTTGAATTGTGTCGCGCTATTGGACTTCCGGCTTTCTTTGCATCGGCTGAAACAACATCGATGACTTATTCAAATGCTACCGCTGAACGTCGTTCACTTATCGATTTTGGTGGACGCAATCTACTTTTGGCAATCGAACAACGCTTGTCAATGCCGGATTTTGTGCCAGCAGGCTCAGAGATCCGATTCTCTCTCGATGAATACTTACGCGGTAATCCTTTGGAGCGCGCACAGGTTTACGAGATTCTAAATCGTATCGGCGCAATGAGCGTTGAACAGATTCAAGAGGAAGAGGACTTAATCAAGTCATGAAGATAACAATGCCAGTAACGATTACTGCATCAGATGCTGAATCACGCATCATTGCAGGTCGTATCGTTCAATGGGATGCAGTTGGAAATACTTCTGCTGGATCAACTGTATTTCTACCGAACTCAATTGAATTTGGAAAGAATACAAAATTAGTTTTAGAGCATAACCGCACAAAGCCACTAGGCAAGTTGGTTGAATGGTCTCAGGATGATTCAGGTATTACTGCATCATTTAAGATCGCCAAGACAACTGCTGGAAATGACGCGCTAGAAGAGGCTGCAACTGGACTCCGTTCAGATTTCAGCGTTGGCGTTGAAGTAAGTGCATGGGATAACAAGGATGGCGTTATGGCTATCTCTGCATCCAAGTTACTTGAAGTTTCACTTGTCACCGATGGAGCAATCCCCGGCGCTGAAGTGGAAAAGGTCGCAGCTACTGAAACACCTGGTACTGCTGCAACCGAATCAACCCCGGAACCTCAGATCGAGGAACCTAAGACAGAAGGAGACGACCTAGTGTCAGAAACCGTTTCAGAGGCAGTATCAACCGAGACGGTTGAAGCTGCTAAGACTGAAGTTAAAGCGACATCATATCCGCTTAACTCTCAGCGCGTACGTACACCTATCGTTTCAGCAGGATCATATCTAGAGCACTCAGTTCGCGCAGCAATGGGCGACGAGACATCTAAGTTATATGTTGCTGCTGCATCAGATACAACATCAACAGAGGTTGCTGGTCTTGTACCAACTCCTCAACTAGCAACAATTTGGGATCCAAAGACAACAAACATTCGTCCTGCAATTGCAGCAGTTCGAAATGCAGTCTTGCCGGCTGCTGGTCTTACTTTTGAGATTCCACGTGTTAAGACTGCGCCAACAGTAGCAGCTGCTGCTGAAAAGGGTGCTTTCTCAGATACTCAAGTTGAAATTGAGTATGTTTCTTGCACAGTTTCAAAGTATGCGGGAATGCAGAAATTCGATGTAGAAGTTCTAGATCGCACATCTCCAGCATTTTTCGATGAACTCGTACGTCTTATGGCAAATGCTTATGCATCTGCAACAGACAAGGCAATGTACGATGCTTTGGCAGCCGGAACGCTTGATTCAACAGTAATCACACTTCCATTTGACGGCGATTCATTTGCTGGATTCATTTCTCGCGGTGCTGCATCAGTTTATGCAGCTACAAAGCGTTTCCCAACAGCGATCGTTTGCACACCTACACAATGGGCAAACATGATCAAGTTAAACGATTCATCAAAGCGTCCACTATTTAATGTTGCCGGAAATGCAACTAACAATGTTGGAACAGTAAACCCAGGCGGATTCGTTGGTTCAGTAATGGGTCTTCCAGTTTATGTATCACCTAATGCAACTCAGGGTGCAAACGATGACTCATTAATGATCGTAAACGGCGATTCATTCGTTTGGTACGAGTCAGCTGCACCTCTACAACTTCGTACTAACATCGTTGGTACAGGTCAGGTTGAAGTTGGTTACTATGGCTATGGCTCAGCAGTAACACTCACAGCAGCAGGTTCATTTACACTAAACGTGTAATTTAGTCATGGCGGGGGGGTTGCTCCCGATCTCCCCGCCAGCAGTTTAGAGAGGATGAAATGCCAAGTATTATCACAGCGTCAGAGTTGAGATCGGTGCTTGGCGTTTCGTCTGCTCTTTACAGCGATGCTTATTTGAACGATATTATCGATACATCCGAGGCAGTTATCTTGCCTTTGCTTACAACTTTTGCAGCACCAATTCAATCGGTTTCGCTGACTAACAATGTCGCAACCTTTGAGACAGTAGGAATCCATGAGTTTACCGAAGGACAATCAGTTGTCATCGCCGGATGCGGATCTCCATTTAACGGCACTCGAACAGTCAATGCTGATGTCGATGCATACACATTTACAGCAAACATCACTAACGCCGATGTCCTCGAAAAGAATGTCATCCCTAGCGGATCTGCAACACTTACCGGCGCTTCAACTTATGTTGGAGTCGCAGCGGTTGAGTCAGCGATCATCGTAGTTTCAGTTGAGGTATTTCAATCTCGTACTGCTCCAGGAGGACAGATCGAAGGCGTAGATTTTGCTCCATCGCCATATCGCATGGGACGCAGCTTGTTTAATCGTGTCGTGGGTCTTTTGGGACCTTATATCGATGTTGAGACGATGGCTCAATAATGCCAAGCACAATCCTCTCAGCAGTTCGTACTCCTCTTGCCACCGTTTTGGCTAGCGTCTCTGCAAACGTATTTAGTTACGTCCCTGAACAAATCCCGGCTCCGGCGGTTGTTGTCGTACCGGATTCTCCATATATGGAGTTTGACACAATCGGCAAGAATACCTTTCGATGCAAATTGAATTACACAATTACCTGCTGCGTTGCCTATAACAGCAACCCTGCAAGTCTTGATAACATAGAACAACTAATCACAAGCGTTGTGGCGGTTATACCGGCTGGATACGATATCCAGGTTGTTGATCGACCAACAGTTACACAAGTAGGCGCTAGTAACTTGCTAGTCGCGGACATTCGCGTATCCACCTGGTATACGCAGACGGCATAAGGAGAAAACCCAATGGCAACAACAGTTATCACGGGTCGCGACCTAACTCTAACTATCGGCGCAGCTGCGTACGATGCTCAGACAACTAGCGTCACACTCGTTAACAGCCCAACGATCGACGTCTATCAGACACTCGATGGCAAGGCTTACAAGCACACAGACAACCAATGGACTCTCAATGTGGAGTTGCTTGCTGACTGGGGTGCAACATCATCACTATTCGAAGCAATGTGGGGCGCTGCTGATTCAGCACCAAACACAACACTTGCAGTCTCTCTGACTGCTGCAACTGGCGCAGTATTTGCTTTCAACGTTTTGCCAGTATTCCCAACAATCGGTGGAGCAGCCCCTGGCGCTCAGACTGATACTTGGGCGCTGACAGTAGTTGGCACACCAGCAGACACATTTAGTTAAAATCTAACAACGGGAGCACAGATGAAACTACCAATAACAATTACATACAACTCAGGCGACCAAGCAACTTATACTGCTCAGCCTCCTGAGTGGGCGAAGTGGGAACGTGAGACTAAAAACGTTATTTCTCAGGCTAACGACAAGATTGGCATTTGGGATCTTATGTTTTTGGCTTATCATGCTTACAAGCGAGAAAACGCTGGCAAGCCTGTTAAGTCTTACGAAATCTGGTCTGAAACCGTTGCTGACGTAACAGTCGGAGACGATAACCCAAAAGCCACCAACCAGGAAGCATAAGGCGGATCCTCGTCAACCTAGCAATAGAGACGGGGATACCGATGCAATACTGGGAGGACGCAGACGACATTTTAACGGCGATTGAGATACTGAAGGAGCGAAATGGCAGATGAAGTCAAGATCGCTTACGACAAGTCTGATCTACGCGCAGTTACCAGGGCTTTCAAGGCTATGGACGATCAAGCCACAGAAGCTGCTAAAAAGGAAAGTTCTGCTCTTGCTCAATACGCTGCTGATCAAATTAAGATCGCAGCAGCGACTAGAACGGTTTCAGGTATTGCTGCTCGCCGTATTGCTGATGGAGTTAAGGTAAGTGCATCATCTAAGATTGGTGAGTTCAGTTACGGCTTTGCTCGTCAAAAGTTTAGCGGTGGCGGTTCAACTTTAGATTTACTTTATGGTATGGAGTTTGGTTCAAATCGCTTTAAGCAGTTCCCAAGGCGAACACCAAACAAGGGTAGAGGTAACTCAGGTTACTTTATTTACCCAACACTACGACAGATCCAGCCGGATCTAGTTCGTAAGTGGGAAGAAGCATTTAGCGGGATTTTGAAGGAGTGGGATTAATGGCAGGTAATAGAACCCTTAAACTTTCGATCCTTGCTGACGTTGATGATCTTAATAAGAAGTTAAAAGCTGCTAACGGTGACATTGAGGATTCCGCCACCAAGTTAGAACAATTTGGAAAGGCTGCTGGCGCTGCATTTCTTGCAGCTGCTGCTGCTGCCGGAGCCTATGCAGTAAAGATCGGCGTTGATGGCGTTAAGGCTGCTTTAGAGGATGAGCAATCTCAGGTCAAGTTAGCCAATGCCCTTAAAAATGCTACTGGTGCAACTCAGGATCAAATTGCTGCAACTGAGGACTCGATCGATAAGATGTCCCGCGCAACTGGTGTTGCTGACGATAAATTACGTCCAGCACTCGCTCGCCTATCTCTTTCAACTAATGATGTTCAAAAGTCTCAGGAATTACTTAGCCTTGCTCTTGACATTTCTACACAGACAGGCAAGCCACTTGAAGGTGTTGCCAATGCTCTTGGTAAGGCTTACGACGGTCAGACAACTGCTCTTGGCAAGTTAGGCGTTGGTTTATCATCTGCCGAATTAAAGGCAATGACTTTTACAGAGGTTCAGCAAAAGTTAACTGATCTCTTTGGTGGAGCAGCTGCTGCAAACGCTGATACTTACCAAGGTCGCTTGGATCGCCTAAAGGTTGCTTTTGATGAAGCAAAGGAAGCAATCGGCTACCGTCTATTGCCTATCATTTCCGATCTCATTGACATCATTGTCAACAAAGTTGTCCCCGGATTTGAAAAGTTTGCAAAACTCTTTGATCCAATCAAGGAAGCCATTGATCGTAATAAAGAATCATTTCAGGCTTTGGGCAATTTCATCATTGATTACATTGTGCCAGTATTTACCGTTGCACTTGGCGGAGCGATCTCATTTGTGGCAAAGATTGCCGGTGGAGTGATCGACATCGTGGGTAGCGTTATCAACGTGATTCGTTCACTTGTTTCAGGAGCCATCGATGGTATCAATGCACTAATCAAGGCTTACAATGCAATCCCGCTATTGCCTAACATTCCAACTATTTCTAAGCCATCATTTACAACACCAACGGCATCAGCACCAAAGATTTCAACTCCAACCTATGTCGCTCCAACGATTTCTGATAGTAGCGTCTCAACTGGTACCACAACTGGTACAACTGGAGGAGGCACTTCATCTGCTGCGACTTCAGCAGCTGCTGCGTCAACAGCGATCGGTTCATTTAACGTTGGATCTTTTCGTATGGCTGAGACTGCGACTTCAGGTAATGTCTATAACATCAATGTAACTGGAGCCTTGGACAAGGAAGGCGTTGCTCGCCAAATTGTTGAGATTCTTAATGACTCCTCTTATCGTGGTAGCGGTGGCGCTGGAGCACTTATCGCATGACCCAATGGACTCCTCAATGGCAAGTAACTATTAATGGGACGACTTACACTAATTTAACCGTTGCCAACATGACGATCACATCTGGTCGCCAGGACATTTATTCACAGCCTTATGCTGGTTACTGCAACGTTGAAATTATCAATCTTGACCAGTCACCTATTACGATGGACATAAATAATCAAATCGTAATCAAAGTAAAAGATTCATCTGGAACATTTGTCAATCTCTTTGGTGGTTATGTCACAGACATCGACGTAGAGGTCACCAAAGCCTCTGCTACGACCATTTCAGAGTCAATAAAGGTAATTGCCTTGGGAGCGCTTTCAAAACTCCCTAAAACGCTCACAAACGGCGTTTTGGCTAAAGACTTTGACGGTAATCAGATTTATACCATTTTGAGCCAAGCCTTATTTAATACCTGGAGTGAAGTACCAGCAGCTACAACTTGGGCGACTTATACAGCCACAACGACTTGGGCTAATGCCGAAAATAATGGTTTAGGTGAAATTGATCGTCCAGGTGATTATGAATTAGCTGCTCGAACAAGCGCCACAACTGACATTTATAGCCTTGTATCTGGATTTGCAACATCAGGACTTGGTTATCTTTATGAGGATGCTTCAGGTCGAATTGGTTACGCTGATTCAACTCATCGAATCGAATACCTAAGCGCCAACGGCTATGTCGATTTAACAGGACATCATGCTTTGGCTCGAGGAGTTAAAACTCAAAAGCGCTCCGGTGACGTTCGCAATAACGTGACAATTACCTATAAGGACGGCGCTCAGCAATCAGCATCATCAGCTGCCTCAATCGCAACTTATGGTGAACAGGCTTATAACATCCAAACCTCATTGCACAATTTGACAGATGCTCAGGCTCAGGCTCAGTTTTATTTAAGCCTTAGAGCCTATCCAGAAGCACAGTTCAAATCGATTACTTTCCCAATAAGCAATTCTGAGATCGATAATGGCGACCGCGATTCTCTTTTAAATGTATTTATGGGTATGCCTTTGAACATTGTTGAATTGCCAGCAAACATAACTGGAGGCACCTTCCAAGGTTTTGTCGAAGGTTGGACTTTCAGCGCTGGTTATAACTCGCTTTACTTGACTTTAACGGTTTCACCGACTGCTTATAGCCTTCAGGCTATGCGCTGGAATAGTGTGCCGGTAACTGAAAAATGGAACACGCTTAACACCGGACTCGAATGGATTGACGCTACAATAGTAGCCTGATAAAAGGAGAAAAATGGCAACGACAACCAATTTTGGGTGGACAACCCCCAATGACACCGATCTAGTAAAAGATGGTGCTAGTGCTATCCGTACGGCTCTGGGTGGCGTTGACACATCTTTTGTCAAGTTAAAGGGCGGCACAACAGGGCAAATCCTAAGCAAGGCATCTGCAACTGATCTCGATTACACATGGATCACAAACGATGTTGGTGACATCACGGCAGTAACTGCTGGAACAGGTTTAACTGGTGGAGGAACAACCGGAGCCGTTACTTTGGCTTTGGATTCAACAGCAGTAATTTCTCCAACAATCGTTGATGCCAAAGGTGATTTGATTGCAGCTACTGCTGACAACACGGTTTCACGTTTAGCAGTTGGTACCAATGGTCAAGTATTGACAGCAGATTCAACCGCTGCGACTGGTATTAAGTGGGCGACACCAGCAAGTGGATCAATGACGTTATTGAGCACCACAACTCTTTCAGGATCTACCACAACTATTTCTGGCATTTCTACAAGTTACAAGAATCTTTATGTTGAGTATCAAGGCGTCTATTGCAGCGCAACTGCTTCATTGCGTTTGCGTCCTAATTCAGTTTCAACCGGTATTTATTACGATACTACTAAGAACACTCAAACATCTGCATTAGCAACTAGCACAAGCGTCTCACTTGCTTTGGACATCCCATCAACTAATGGTGCTGAAAACTGGGGTTATTTCTACATCAATGATTATGCAAGTTCATCTCATTGGAAGTTTATTGACAATTATTCAACAGTAATTAGCACAGATGGTGCAACTTATGTTCGTGTATTTCCATCTTATGGTTATTGGAGAGCAACTACTGCGATAACAAGTTTTGATTTTATCCTATCCACAGGTACATTTTCAGGTGGTACCGTTCGAGTTTATGGAGTGAACTAATGACTAATCCAATTATCAAAATTGTTAATGCTGAAACAGGCGAAGAAATTGAACGTGAAATGACCAAAACAGAAGCTGAACAATACGCCAAGGATCAAGCAGCAGATAAGGCAGAAAGCATTGCTCGTGAAAAAGCAGCAGCAGATAAGGCTGCTCTTTTGGCTAAGTTGGGCATTACCGAGGACGAAGCGAAACTGCTCCTTGGATGAAACCAAAACTATCTAAGTCTGCAATCCAGTTAAGGGAACAGATCGATGATGCCTTCCCAGATAGAGATCGCACATCGGATGGCTGGATCGGTGATACACGACACGCTGCGCGCAAGTCAGATCATAATCCTGATGAGCAGGGTTGGGTTCGTGCTATCGACATCGACCGTGATCTATCCGGAAAACCAAAACCCGACATCATGCCCGATCTTGCTGAACAGATTCGTCAGTATGGAAAGTTACATCCAAAACGAATTAGTTACATCATCTTTGACGGAAAGATCGCATCATCTAAGAAGGCTTGGACTTGGCGTTCTTACGATGGGATTAATAAGCACAATCATCATTGCCACGTCTCGTTTACCAAAGCAGCTGATGAAGCATCTGATTTCTTTCAAATCCCGCTACTAGGAGGAACACAATGAACCTAAAGAATCCATACGCGCTAACTGCTGGTGCATTTCTAGCAGCTTGGGCAGGATCCGATTTCGCACTAGATCATCGAGCGATCTTGTTTGCCATTCTCTCAGGTGTATTTGGATACGCCACTCCTAAGAAAAAGTGAGTGCAAATGATTGGGCTGGGTTCATCCTCGCCATTGCCTCGACGATTGCTGTATTTATTGGCGGTTTGCGTTATTTGGTTCGCGGTTGGTTGTGGACTCTTACGCCGAATGGTGGATCATCTCTCGCAGACCGATTGGCAAGAATAGAGACACGCCAAGAAGCAATCTTGGAGTTATTGAAAAAGTAAGGGACACTTATTCACATGGCGAGAAAACCGACTAAAGCGCTAGAGGAACAAGGCTACTCAAAACTGGATGCTTACTGCATCGGTTTGCATGAGTATTACAAATCCTTACGCAAGGCTGGTTTTAACGAGGAAATCACGTTATTTATGATTACCGACGTTCAATCGTATCCAGGTTGGATCTTGCCAGACCCTATCGAACCAGAGCGGTTTGGTGACTATGAGGACGACGACGAGGACTAATGACAGTCAAAAGAATCGCTTGGATCTCAGACATTCAAGCCCCGTTCTTTCATGAAGCAGCAGTCAAGAATCTAGGCAAGTTTTTAAGGGCTTACAAGCCCCATCAAACCATTTGTATTGGCGACGAGATCGATTTACCTCAACTTGGTGGATTCGCTCAACCTTGGCAAGAAGTCGAGGGTAACATTGATGAGGATCGCAGGCTTACTTTAGAGATCCTTGAATACCTTGGTGTTACAGATGTCGTTGGATCTAACCATGGCGCTCGCGTTTATAAGTCGCTATCTCGCAGACTGCCAGCATTTATGAATCTGCCTGAGCTGCGTTATGATAAGTTTATGGGCTATGACAAGGCTGGCATCAAATACCATCCAAACGGCTTTGATTTTGCTCCAGGATGGCACACTTGCCATGGGGACGCTTTTCCACTATCTAATAAGCCAGGTCAAACAGCGCTGAACGGCGCTATGCGCATGGGTAAATCAGTTGTATCAGGGCATACCCATAGACTCGGGCTGAGTGCCCATTCTGAAGCCTCTGGAGGGCGTTATGGGCGCATTGTATGGGGAGTCGAAGTAGGAAACCTCGTCGACCTATCAAGCCCTGGTATGGGCTACACAAAGGGTTATGCGAACTGGCAGATGGGTTTTGTTGTGGGTACCTTGCATGGTAAACGCTTTACGCCTGAGTTGATTCCAATCGATCCTAAAGACGGATCATTCATTTACCAAGGCAAACGCTGGGGCTAAATCGTTATCGTTTCGTTATCTAATAAACGTGTAATTGTCTGCTAAGTGTGAGACCGTAATCCAGTAGTCACCAAGGACTACGGAAACGGGAGTAACAAAATGTCTTTTCAATTACCAATGATTATCATCTTATTAGCAGCAAATGTTTTATGGTTCATTGTCGGCTGGGCAATGGGCTATAAGGAATCGCAAGAGGATCATCGATTTATTGTCCAGGCGAGTGAAAATGCGCGCTAATGACATCCTTGACGAAGCCAAAGACCTTATCCAAGACCGAGGCAAAGATTACGGCTTGGCAGCTCTCAATCACCTTCGAATCGCCAAACTCTGGTCAGCCTACCTTGAACGTAACATCGAGCCTCACGAAGTCGCAATCTGTATGGCACTTGTCAAAATCTCACGCTTACAAGAGACAAGCCTCCACGCAGACAGTTACAAAGACGGCGCAGCATACATTGCGCTCGCTGGACAGATTGCATCAACTGATTGGAGTGACCTTGACAGTTATTAAAGCTGCTCCTGGCGTCTATTGCGACTATTGCAAGGCACGTTGGGGAACGGTTCAGATCGATGGCAAAACACAACTTCATACAAACGCTCAAAAAGGCGCCAGTTACACAGTCATATCAAATCATCCCCGAAGCAAAGGCATACGACGACACTATTGCAACGCTTGCGCCGTTGAGGTTCAATCATGGACTGACGGAATAGTTTGGTCATTGCCGGAACAAACCGAATACCTAATGGGACAGGATGAACTACCAAATGTTTAATTTACAAGATTATGAGACAGTTGAAAGCCGACTAGAGAAGTTTGTAAAGGACTTCCCGGATTTTAGAATATCAACGGAATTGGAGTCATTTCAAAATGATCGATTTATTGTTAAAGCATACTTATATCGAACTTTTGCAGATAGCGTTGCGTTTTCCACCGGATACGCTGAGGAGAAGGTTACTGATCGCGGTGTTAATTCAACTTCAGCGCTGGAAAATTGCGAGACTAGCGCGATCGGTCGGGCGCTTGCAAATGGCGGTTATGCAGCTAAAGGTAAGAGACCATCTAGAGAAGAAATGAGCAAGGTCGAACGCCTAACAGCCAAGGACATTGCCAAGGCTAAAGAAGTGCCAAGTTTTGCCACAAAAGAGGAAGCACTAGCTGCTGATCCTTGGTCGAATGAGCCGATTTATGGCGATCCAAAACAACCTGAAGCAATTAGCGCAGCTGAGGCGATTGAAACAGTTGTTGCTACTTTGGGAGGTAAGGTCGCGGAAGGTTGCGTTCATGGACAAATGACATGGAGAGAAGGCGAAAAGAATGGACGTCCCTGGGGCGGATTCTTTTGCACAGTTATCAATAATCAAGGCGGAGAGCCAAAATGTCCAACAAATTGGTACAAAATTGGATCGAATGGCAAATGGGAACCTCAGAAACTAAGGAGCGTTTGAAATGGGATTTGTTGAAATAAACGTCAACGGTCAATGGATGAATTTGATGTCAATGTCAGTACGTTGCCAGTTATGCAATGAGGAAGTCATCATCGCTCACTTGGCTACCGTTGAAAATACAGATATGCCAAACAATGCCACTTGGACTTGCAAGAGATGCCACTCAGTCAATGGCTAACCATAGAAAAACAAGAGGCTATCGCACGCAAAAGGTTATAGCCGATTATTTGAAGCAATGGTGGGAATATGCCGATACTGCTGGCGCTGGACGTCAGGGCGAGGACATTCTCAACATTCCAAGCATCTCGATCGAGGTAAAGGCAAGAAGTGATTTCCAACCGTTAGCCTGGATCAAGCAAGCAGCTACAAATGCCAACGGCAAACTGCCAATAGTGATTATGCGATGCAATGGTCAAGGCGAGGATGCCGGCGAATACCTGGCTTTTATGAAAGTTAAGGATCTAATGCCTATTGTCGCTAGTAAAGCACCAAGCCATGAGATTGTCAGATGCGACCAAGATGGAACATACTTATTCAAAGGAATGGAGTGTCCAACGTGCCGATCTATGAGTACAAATGTGTCAAATGCCAAATAGCAATGGAGATTGAAAGATCAATCCATGAAGAAGCTGATCCGATATGTTGTGGTGAATCTATGCGTCGCATTTATGGAACATTTGGCATAACCTTTAAGGGCGACGGCTGGGGTCATCAATGAGAAAAAGAGTCAAAAAGGGCTATCACCTAACTTGCTTTGATTGCAATAAATATTATTGTTTAGGGTCTATAAGTGACCAGGTTTGGGTAGCTGCTGGACACCATGAATGTCTTAAAGTAATGTCCTTTGGTTTAGCCGAATGTGACTCAATGTGTTTGCTAAGTAATGAGGACAAATGAAAACGACATGCGGTCTGAGCAGGGCTTTTACAAATGGATTTGACAAGGCTGGTACGCTATCGACGCAGAACCCATCAAGGGTTCAGAGCGACCCGCTGAGGCGGGTAGGTCGCTCGGTGCTAGTGGCTATTGGGATATCTCTGTTTACACCGGCTTATGCCGGTTCACCTGATGTGGTTAAACAATTAACACCACAAGAATATGCAGCTACATTGTTAGAAGATGAACAACAAATGAACTGCCTGGATAAACTTTATACAAAGGAATCTAATTGGAGATCAGATGCAGTCAATGGATCTCATTATGGAATACCACAAGGACGATCTGACTATCTAAAGACAGCAACAACAGAGCAACAAATTATGTGGGGCTTGGCTTACATCGATAATCGATATGGTTCACCATGTGCAGCTTGGTCATTCTTTCAAAGGCATAACTACCATTAAAGAATCATCATTAAGGAATACAGGCTCAACCTCTCAATGGAGAAGGTTAAGGTTGATGGTGTTGAAACGTGATGGCTATATATGCCAGCGATGTGGAATGGAAGCAACACACGTAGATCACATCATACCTAGACGCTTGATGACTGGTGAAGCAGTAGACTCTTTAGATAATCTTCAAGCGCTTTGCAAACAATGCAATTTATCTAAAGGGGGTGGTTTTTTTGAGAGCGCTAGGACAC